CATGCACGATGTCAGCCAGTGCCGTGACCGCAGGCGTAACAAGCTCTAGTTCCCGGACGCGGGCTTCAAGTGTTGCGATGCGCTGGTCCTTCTCCGCCGTCGCCTCACGGAACTGCTGCTCCAGAGCTTGCCGGGCTTCTTGATACTTGCCTTGAGATTCAAGTTGCTGTTGCTCATAGTTGCGCTTGAACTCCAGCAATTCATCAACATTTACCCCATCGGGCGCCTTGGATTTCTTTGCTGCACGCAGCTCTGAAATTAACTCTTGATTCTTGCGTTCTAGCGCTTCTACGCTGCGCTGCAACGCTTCAGCTTCAACCCCAGTAGTCGCAGACTCTTGGGTTTGTTGTTCATCAGACATGGATAAGCCGCAGGCTTAATTACGCCTCTACGTTACCACTTCTCTTTATCTGCCCAATAAGCAGCGGACATTTTGCCCTTGGCAATGTTGCTGGCATGACGCGCCTTGAAAGAAGCTCGCCGTGCTTTAGCCGCGGCAGATTCACCTTGCTTTGCCGGGCTGCCGCTAACGCCTTGCTGGCCAAAACGGATCAGTTTTACCTTGTCGCCTTCTTTGGCGAGTACCGCGTGTGATTTGTTCGGATGCTTTGGCGTCCGCTTCGGCTTGTTGTAGCCGTCAAACTGCTCGCCGCGGTAGGTGATCATTTCTTCGGCTTGCGAGGCTTGGCAGTCTTAGCAGCCGCCTTAAATGCAGCAGCAGTGGGCCTGCCTTCCTCGCCTTTGCGCGCCATGCGCTCCTTGCTGCCGGCTTCAATGCGTTTGCGTTTGGCGGCAATGTTGGCGTATAGGCCAAGCTTCTTAGCCATCACTTCTTACCCTTGCGTGATTTGCCGGCCTCAGATAGAGCAATGGCTATTGCCTGCTTGCGGCTTTTTACCTTTGGACCCTTGCCGGGACCGGGCTTGCCGCTTTGGAGTGTCCCCCGCTTGTACTCGCCCATCACCTTGGCTACCTTGTCCTTCTTCTTGGCCATCGCGCCATTTCTCAATACCTGTCAGCAGTGTAGAGCCGTCTGCTGTTGCCCAACCCTTGTCGGTGTAAATAGCTGGCACCCATGCCTCGCCATGCAGGGCCTCTACTGGATCGCTTGAGATAAAGTAGATGCCTTCATTGCGAAAATGCCGCAGGCTAGGCAGGTCCATATCGTGCGCGAAGCTGATCTAAGGTTAGCTCTGAGCCGTCATCACGGACTAGCTTGGCGATGGCGTCAGTCGGGCCGTACTTATCGGCAAGTCGGTTGAAATACGGCACCTTGTTAGCGCCCAATGCCTTGGCCTTGGTTTCAAGGTCTTGCTTTGCCAGCCATTGCCCATAAGTCTGATCTGCCGGCACTTGGCCACCTGCTGATGCACGTTTAGCCGGTGGTGGCGGCGTGAACCCTAGTTCGTCATAATCAATCACCGGCACCGTTGTTGAGCGGCAGTTGAAGTGCTGCGGCGGAGTCGGACCCTTGCCGTATTCAAACTCGCGGCCATCCAATGCACGGCAAATGCTGCTGGTGCGGGTATCCAGTGTTGCCACATAGCGATACTTTTTAGTGATGTCTTGATTGGCTTCATATACCTGCTGACTAGCTGCATTGGCTACTTGGTTGATGCTGGTGCGCACTAGCGTAATGATCTGATTGTCGGCGACCGCTGTTGCTTGGCCGCCTGCTGCAACTAGCTGCTTCACGGTTTTGGCTTCTTCACCAAATTCAAGGTTTCCGATCAGCCGTTTAGCAATGGCTGGCGTCGGCTCACCAGTCAGCAAGCCTTGCCGCACGACTTGCGAGAACCGCTCAGCCTGATCCACGGCAATGCCGCGAAATGCTTTGGTGACCACTTCGCCATTGGGCAACGTGATCGTGGCACCTTGTGCTGCGGTGAGGCTGAACGTCGCCGGTGCACCTTGCACTGCAGCAAACAGGTCATCGCTCAGCGCCACCACATTGATCTGCGTCGGATCAGTGGTCACGACTGACTGCGCAAACTGCGGGCTGATCTCGACGGTGCGCACTGCATCACGTGCACCTGCTGGCAATGCACGCCGCAGTTGATCCGCCACGAACTCCGACTGCAGCTCTGCAATGCCTTGCAGCTCTAATGCTGTCAGCTCCGTTGCATCACCCGCCCAGGCTGCCAGGCTGTCCTTCAACTGCGCAAGAATCGCCCGCAGCCGCGCTGCTTTAACTGGCGCCGACAGCTCGTCAATGGTGCGCAGCTGATTGACGGCATCAATGATGATGTCGTTGTAAGCATTGATCACACGCCGCGCAACGCTATTGCTGTAGCGGTTTAAATCAATCGCATTGCGGTACAGCGATTCTGGGGTGCTCATCGTTCAATGCCGAGATCTTCCGGTGCATAACCGCTGCGGATGCTGACATTAGCGCCACGGCTTAATGCCGTGGTGACCAATGCAGCGAATGCGTCGTAACCGTTTTGGCCGTCTTCATACAAAATCGTCTCATCAATCTCATCTGGCTTGCCTTCCTTGTACCAACTGATGCGCACGATGGCTAAGACCTGTTCCGGCAAAGCGCTGATGTGATAATCAAGCTCTTGCCTCCTCGGTTTCTTCGGTTCCATCCAGATCATCAGGTCCACTAAGCGGTCGGTCACCCAGTCCAGCAGGTTGTAGATCAAGCCCCGCATTGGCCGTAGCTTCAAGCTCCTCATCCACGTTAAAGTCGTCGCCTAGCACGTCGCCTTCAGCAAGCTCACGCAGCAACGTTTCTTGCGTGATGGTGCCTGCGGTGTAAAGCTGCAGCAGCGATTGAATTTCCTGCGGCTCAAGGCGTGTGCCGAGGAAATCACGGTTGACGTAGCTGCTGCCAGGGGATGTGTTATTGCCGATGTACTGCGCATGAAACTGCAAGCAGTTGTCGATCATATCCTGCACGTTCTGTGCAATGACCATCATGGTGCTGTCGCCTTGGCTGCGATCAATGCGCTTTGCCTCGGCAGTCTCAGCAGATAGCTTTTGGCCTAGCACTGCTGATAGCCCTAGCTCGTTGATTTGCAGTGCAAGCTGCTCAAGCCTGCGGAACTGATAATCAAAACTGCGGCCAGCGGGTTCGATGTATTCAGCGCGGCCATCAGCAGGAAATGCGATCGCCTCGCCGGGGCCAGCGCTAACCTCCTCTGCTGCAGACGGGAAGCCATAAAACGCCAGCATCGGCACAGCGCTGATGTGAAGCTGGTTATCAAGATCGCTCTGGATCTGATATGCCTTCAGGTTCAGCTCGGCAATGTCTTCCAGCGGTGGCCGTGACTCCATAAAGCCATGCCGCTGCGCATAGGCAACTGAAAAGGGAATCTCAGAAAGGCTTGTGCGGCCCTCGTCGACAACCTTAAAGTCGCCATTGTCTTGTTTTTGGTGCAGTTGAAATTCACCTGGCGTCAGTACACGGATCTGCTCAACTGCCTTCTCTCCAAACTCACCATCAGGCACAGTGACCGTTTCGGCTAGCCGCAACTGCGTTAGCACCTGCCGGCCTTCCTGCTGCTCAGCGCGCCAGCCAAGGATCTGCCGTGGTGTGTAGCTCACCCAATAGGGTCTACCCCCATCAGCAGGTGCATCCACCAGTACACCAACGTGGCCATAACGAACCATTTTGCGTGTGGTTTCATAGGTCCAGACGTTGAGGTCATTGCCCTGTAGGTCAACATCAAACAACTGCTCGCGGATCACATCTGCTGTGTCATCAAGCCGCACCGGCTTACGCGTCAACATGCCGGCCAGCATCCGTTCAAGGCGTTGATAAAACGGCGGGCATACGCTGCGTGCAAGTCGGTTGTCGTAGGACTCATCCAGCTCACGCGGCTCCTGCGGCAGGTAACGGCGATGCTTGCGCCGCATCCCATAGGTGCCTTGCAGCAGATCTTCGATCAGGATCCAATGCGGCTCTTGTGCATACCACGCCGTGTTGGCATCTTGCACGCGAGTAACGCGGCGCTGCGCAATCGGCCGGTCGTAGTTGTTAAAGCCGGTGTACATTACAGCGCCGCAGTCATGAATGCAGTTTAAGCAGCAGTCAGCGTGATGCTATTGCGGCCAATCTTGATGTCAAACTCAGCACCGGGCTCGTAACCCATTTCGCGCAGGTAGCCATCACCGATTTGCAGCTTGCCATTGAATTGCACCTTTGCCTTGTAGGTCAGGCTGCGGCCACGCTTTGCTGTCTTGCTGCCTAGGTCAACGCCTTTGGCTTCCAGCAGCGCTTCATAGAACTGCGTGAATGCCACGCGATCCTTGATCACGTAGCCGCAAGCGCGCACCAGTTCGGACTTAGGCGCATTG